TCTCACACTGAACTGGGATGCTAATGTAGATGATTGGATTACTGCATTTAAGACGATCCTAATTCACCAAACTTTTTGTGAAGATAGCGTTAAAGAATTATTTGAAGATAAAAATTATGAATAAATATTTATTAACATTAAATGGTCATGGCGCGGAAAGTATTTTCCTACGCTTAAACGAAGATCAATATTCATACTGGTTTCAGCAACAAAAGAATGAAGAGATTGATATTGTGGATTATATTCTCAGCCCTGATGAATCAATCGACATTCCCTATGAGCATAATTTCTTGCTTGAGGATAATGAATCTATCTATATTGAAGATAGCAGTTTAAAATTCTTGCATTATTATAGCCCCGATTTGGATTCTTGTTCTATTCTTGTGGAAGAACTGTTTGAAGATGGATCATCAAAAACAATCATTGAAGAAAAATTCAGAGATTTTGCGGAAAAACATGAATGTATTAATTATGTTGGCTCAGATGTTAAATTTGAGGACATTCCAGATCAAGTGCTGGAGTATCATTCCTATGAGAAAGGAACAATTTTTGGTGATTCGTTTGAAACAGAATCATTTGACCCATCATTGCTTAAATTTATTGTAAAAGAATCCCCGAATGGTCTTGACTATATTGATGGCATCCTCTATAATGAACAGGAACTTGAGAATACCGAGGGCAGTTCCAGAGGTAAAAGTTCTGAAGCAAATATCTGGGAAAAATGAATATATTCTGTATCGACGAAAATCCTGTAATGGCAGCACAGCAAATGTGCAACCTTCACATCAATAAGATGGTTCTAGAGAGTGTTCAAATGCTCACTAACTGTTTCTCTCAAAAAGATATTGAGACTGCTCCGCTTACAAAAGCAGGAACAGTTCGAAAGTATTCTCACTGGAATCATCCATCTAGCATTTGGACTCGCAAGAATTTGGCAAATATGTTATGGTTGTTGGATCACACCATCGCTCTAGAACAAGAAAGGCTTTTCCGTGGTTATAATCCACACTTTGTTTCTTCTTTTATTGACTGGGTATTCAATAATATAAACAAAGCTCAAGTGCCAGATGGTGATCTCACTGAATTTGCAATCGCAATCGCAGCAGATCAAAATTGTCGTCATCATCCATCATTCGATTCATCATCTATAGTTGACAAATATCGTTTATATTATATCTGTGATAAGGCTCCTTTTGCTAAATGGACAAGACGAGAGACTCCAGAATGGTTTTTAAATCACCCACAAAATGCAAGTAATTGATAAAAATATCTTTGATGGTAAATGACAATAACACATAAAATAAAATGGAAACAAACGAAACTGAAATCTGGAAATTACGCGCACAAGTAAATGAAGAGAACTATAATCAAACGCTCAAAAGAGTTGACGAATTAGTAGCTGAAAACAAATTGTGGCGAGAAGAAGCCAAACGCTGGCGTGACATGTATATCCAATACGATGAGCTACTAGAGGATCAGTTAAATGAAGCTACTGCCCGAATTGAGAAAGTTGGGAAACGAATCAATAAGTTGAATAAGAAAGTCGAAGATAAGTATTAAGTCTTTGCAAAGTTGCCGCCAGAGTAAAAAAACAAATAAAAATATGGAAAAATTCGCAATCAATCTAGAAAACGTAAAAAACAAAGTGCTATTCGACTGTATCCTCATGGGAAGTGAAGTAGCCCGCAAATACGAGTATGATGTATTTTATACCAATCATCAAAAAGAACCAGATGATTGGTATGATCAATTCATTGAAGATCTTCGTTCAGTGGTTAAACATACATATAAAGGAGAATTTTTCTATGTATCTCATCCAATTATAGATGAAATTTCTGGTATTCCTGATTATGAATCAATTTGCTATATCTTTTTTAGGAATCGTGTGTATTCTTTTGATAATTATTATACATATTGCCCAGTCTTTGAATCAATTCTAAAGAGTTATGACTAATTATATTTACTTTTTAATTATACAATAATGGTAGAAGAAAAAATATTACCTATTCACGAATTGAAATATTATCATAGCGAAAGCTTTGGTTTTGTATTTTCAGGCGTGATACAATCTTCGGATGATACTATTCAGCGATTGTTGAATAATCTGGTGGGATGGGGAGTATCCAAAAAATTACCTGAATTCTATGTTCGGGCAACTCCCAATGAGACGGCATTCATCTACGATTCCGATTCGGGATTCAAACAGGCAGAATTCTACCAAGCGTGTATTCGTTTAAATGTGATGGGAATCTTCTCCATTGACACATTGGCATCATGGATTAAATTACATTGATTATGAGTAAAGAAATTATATTACCAATTGAATTGTTTGATGGGCGATTGTCTCTTACGGAGATAGGAACGGTGGGGGTGATCATGTCCTATCCCCATCAACCCAAAGAAGTCCTTGATAAATGGGATGGAACTGATATGTTCAATACAACCATTGATGATATGATGGATCGAGGAATGATGGTGATGGATAATGGTAAAATTATAATAAATATTAACGACGAAAAAATAAAAAAAGAAAACATGAAGATTGAAACAGCCCTAACTGTATTGTATGAGAGGGGACTTTGTAATGAGGATAACATGAAAGAAATTCGTGATGTGATGAAAGATCTCTCTAACGAGTTCTACCGTCTGGGTTATGAGGATGGTGGGATTGATTTCGGAGTGGATGCCGATAAGTCAGCTTATGGTAAGGAATAAGATTGTTCTTAAAAACTAGAATATATTGAACTTCATGAAAGCATCCTACCGTAAAACAAAAATTGGATTTTACCCTGTTATTATCTTCAATGATAAAAGCAGGATGACGCATCGTTTCCTATGTCTCACCAAGAATAATGCGATCAGACTTGCAGATAAAATCATCGCAGGGATCGATCAATCCCAAGAAGGCTGAACTCTTGGGACACAGGCAAAACATTAATTAAAAACTAGGATATTCTATTGTCGTTATGAATTTATCAACACTTGAAACCAAATTTACAAAATGCTCCTCAATCGAGATTCCCGATTCCTATTTCAATCGGATGAATACGGGATGTCCTGAGATTGACCTGATGTTTGGCACTGAACATCTTTCTGGTTTCATGCCGGGAAGCACGATTGCGATGACGGGTACAGCAGGCTCAGGTAAAAGTACTCTAAATTGTTTAATTGCTCAGATGCTTACCACTCAAGGTAAGAAAGCTGCCATTGCATCCGGTGAGGAATCTCACTTCCAAATTGCTTATGCTTGCAAGCGTTTAGGTGTTACGGATGTGGATGTGGCGCATATCAGCAATGTTGAGGATATTGCGGAAGCCATGTCTGATTACGATTTCATGGTTGTGGATAGCTTCCAAGCCCTTCGTTCCTCCAATTCTAAAATGAAGAAGCGGGAGTTCTACCAATACGCACAAGATTTGCTTCTATCGACTGCTAAGGAAACCGGATGCGTTCTGGTGTTTGTTCTCCATATCACCACTCAAGGACTGCCCAAGGGTGGAACTGATATCATCCATGCTGTGGATGTGAACATGAAAGTCACGGTGGATAAGGAGGATGATACCATGCGTCTCTTCCATGTGTATAAGAATCGCTTTGGGGAAACCAAGATTCATATGGCAATGATGACTTCCAATGGCTTTGACTTCAAGGGTGCTTACGTTGCTCCCGTGGAAGAGGAGAAGACTAAGAAAGACAAGACTCCTGCTGCCGATGTTCGCAAGGAAGAAATCCTAAACATGGATGAGCCTCCCCACTTGACTCTGGATAGTATCAGTGATAAGCTTGGGGTGTCTGGTCAAACCGCTGAGATTCTCCTTCGGGAGCTTGTCGGAGAGGGTAAGATGCAGAAGTTTGGTAGGGGTGCTGCCGCTGTATGGAAGATCATACAGGAGTATCGAAATTTACATGAGGAATTAGTGTAATAAAAGATATATCAAAATTAAATGATATTAATATTATTATGAAATTATATTTAATTAGACATGGACGCTCAATAGGCAATGAAAATGCCGAAGCGTATAATATAATGCCTGATTGGAAAATCAATCTAACAGAGGAAGGTAAGAAACAGGCTGAGAAGGTTGGCAAAGATTTGAAATATATTGTCAATGATCCCATTATCATATCCAGTCCATATGTGCGAGCAGTTGAAACCGCAAACATAATCAAAACATACATTGATGATGACTGTATCATGTTTTTCAATGCCCTTATACGTGAACGTGAATGGGGAAATCTACGGGATGAAGTGGAGCAATTCAAAACACGGGGAGAGCGTAAACACCTATTTGATTTCTATCGTCGCCCAACGGGAGGTGAATCGTTTGCCGATGTTTATCAAAGGGCATTCGTCTTTCTGGAATATCTCAAGAATAATTTTAAGGACGAGAATATTATTATCTTATCTCATGGCGAATTCCTGAAGGTTCTGCTTATGATCATTGACAGTAACACCGTGGAGGAATTTGATGATCTACCGAATCCCAAGAATTGCCAGATCATCACAAGAACTATCAGCGAGTGAATTATCTCTGAGCAAGACCAAGGGGTTTTCGCTTTCTGATAAAAACTAGAATACAATAAAAACATGCAAGAAGAACAATATATTCGAATCGATAGAGATGGTAATAAGTTTTACTTTAAAGACAAAGCCATGACTATTCGTCATCGTCTAGATGGACCAGCCGTTGAATATGCCAATGGAAGTAAAGTATGGTTTGTCGATGGTAAACGTCATCGTCTAGATGAACCAGCAATTGAAGGTGCTGATGGACGTAAAGAATGGTGGGTCGATGGTAAATGTCATCGGCTTGATGGGGCAGCAATTGAATGGGCTGATGGACGTAAAGAATGGTGGGTTGATGATAAGCGTCATCGGCTTGATGGGCCAGCAGTTGAAGGTGC